CCTCCGGAGCGTGTAACTAGAATTTCTCTAGTTATTCGGGGTGTTTCCTGTCTATAGGAGCTTAGCATGCACGAAATCACTATTCAGGGCCTCAATGGCTCTAGTTCATGGGCTGGACAGCTTTTGCCGTCCAATCCGACGTTTAGGTCTACTTGGTCTCTTCCTTGGAGTGATGAAAGGTCTGGTTCAGACCTTCCTAACTACAAGAAGATAATCAAGGGTGGCGGAAACGCCACTACGGACTTTTCTGGAACTCGAGGTACCATCCTCGTAAATAGTGAACCTTCTGTGCATGCTACCGTCTACAATCCTTCTACAAAGACGACTTATTCCCTTTTCGGGAAGGGTTGGCCTTCTGGGTCAACTCCTGTCTTTGCTAAGGGTAGTAGCTCCTCCGCCACAGCTGACTCCGTAGCTCTTGGACAATATATCGAAAATGCTCGCAACATTCAACATGCCTTTAAAGGCATGCAGTTTGTTGGTGAACTTGGCGAAACTATTGCCCTTCTACGTCGTCCCACCGCTGAAATATTCAATCTTCTGCAAGCTATTTTAGGCGGCTACCGTAAGGCAGCCTCCCTTAAATCTCTTGCTCAGATTGAATCTGCAATCGCTAAAGTGTGGCTTCAATATGCCTTCGCTTGGCGTCCGCTTTTGGCGGATGCTAGAGATGCTGTTGAAGCCTATAATAGAGTATTAGGCAAGTCTCAATCGCTAAGGTGTAGAGGGTATGGTGAAGACACCATTCTCCTATCATCCTTTTCTGATAAGGCTTGCTCGTATACTTCTAACCTTCAGTGTATCACTAATCATCTTACTACCCGGAAAGTTTCCGTGTCGTATTTTGGTAGTGTTGCAGGCGGTTTCGAAGGAGGTGCTTCGGCACCTATGAGTACTTTCGGCTTTAGTGCAGATGAATTTCTGCCTACTGTCTGGGAACTCATACCTTATTCCTTCGTTGCTGATTATTTCACCAATATTGGTGAAATGATATCTGCTGCCACCTTTGTAAATGCGGGCCTTGCTTGGACTAGTCGCACAGTTCGCCAAGAGACTATCAATACTCTCTCAGCTTCCTATGCTCCTACTACAAACATCGGCCCTCCATTTATTCAGACTGGCGGCGGAGGCGGTACTTGGTCTACCAGTTGGACAACTGTTCAGCGCACAAGAGAAGTATTACCTGGTGTTCCTGGTTTCAGGTTTAAATGCCCTGGAACAGGTTCTACCAAGTGGTATAATCTTGCTGCTCTAACCAGTTCTTTCTCTGGTATCACCAAACTCCTTTCAAAACTTCTTTGATCCTGGAGATCGCAATGACTTTTAGTCTCACTTCCCCAGTGACGGGTTCGTCACAGACTGGTCTTACTACACCAACCTACACTCTTACCACTGATACGGCCCCTGACAATAATGGCAAGCAATTTGCCGTTACTGCATTGGGCGGTACTCAGACGGGTGTGACAGCACATAGTGTTGCCGCCCCGTTCACTGTCACGGCTGTCCGTCCTAAGACCCTTAAGTCTTTAGGACAGCCGAACCCGGTGACTGGCGTAGTCAAAGTAGTTCCGCGTAACACATATAAGGTTATTACCCGCAAAGGCGTTCTGCCTCTTGCTGGTCAACCTTATGCTACGATGCTAATCACGACTACTATTGAAGTGCCTGCTGGTGCAGATTTAGCGGACGCGCCTAATATACGCGCTGCTCTTTCTGCCCATATAGGTTCTATCAATCAGCAGTCTGCTGGCATCGGAGATACAGCTGTTTCGGCCATTTTATGACCGTTAAAGTTGTATTGTTAATCGCTTCACTACTTGGAGTATTGGCTGATGAGTATTTCCTCTCATGCTCTTTATCTCGCCGTCCAACAGGACCTGTCGAACCTATTGCCATCGAAGTTCCTTCTGACGAACAGTCCGAAGGATCTTCAACTCCCACCGGACGCTAGTCCTAGGGAGCATGCTGCTGTTAGTCTCTGCAAATCTTTGTTCAAAAAGAACATCGATATTGTAGAACCTACAGCTGATGGCGAAGCTTTATCAACGTTCATTCGCATGAACGATCATTGTAAAGCTTTTAAGTTCGACTTGTTTGGGCACCCTGAGTCAGTCGTTCACTCGTTGACATGGGCTAAAACCTATATCGACAAGTGGATTAACCGAGGGCCTACGTCACTCTTTGACGGCCTTTCATGGCTGAAAGATTGTGATTTTGGTCCTGGAGCTTCTGTCGGATCTAATGGTAATTCATTTTACCATAAATCCGGCTGTTCTCCGCTCAGTGGTACTGACGACTCGATGTATAGCTTTTATATCGAGAGCATCCGTTCAATGCCATCATGGCTGTCGTCTGAAAAACATAGACGAAGCATGTTTGGGCGTATGGATGTAGTCAACGGTAGTAAGTTGTGCTTCGTTCCTAAGTCTACGGAAATAAGCAGAGTTATATGTGTTGAACCTTCTCTGAATATGTTTATCCAGAAAGGACTTGGCTCTGTCTTGGAACGCATCCTCGCTAGTCGATTAGGTTTCGACCTTGAGGATCAGCAATTCAGGAATAGAGCTCTTGCCCGTATCGGTTCTGTAACTGGAGATTTTGGTACAATTGACCTTAGCTCCGCTTCAGACACGATCTCTAAGAGTCTTTGCGACTATATCTTACCTCAGTCTTTACGGACTTGGTTAGATTTTTCGCGTTCTCCTAGAGTCCAACTTCCAGATGGGAGTTGGATCGAGCAACACATGATCTCGTCTATGGGGAATGCTACAACTTTCCCTCTTCAGACGATGATCTTCTCTGCTATTGTTCTCGGCTGTTATAAGGTTTGCGGGATTGAGTTTTCCCGTCCTTATCACGGTCTCGTTAAGTTAGGCAATGCAGGAGTATTCGGAGATGATATTATCGTAAGAAAAGAAGCTTACGATCTTGTCGTCTCCTCGCTCCGTGCATGCGGTTTCTTTCCGAATGAGAACAAGTCCTTTAACTCAGGACGTTTCCGTGAATCGTGTGGTGGCGACTATTTTGACGGCCACAATGTCAGGGGTGTCTACTCAAAGACACTCAAGACAACACACGCTAGATACTCCTTAATTAACAGGCTTAACGTCTGGTCGGCTAGACATAGTATACCTTTAACCAGTTCTGTCACATATCTTCTAAGTACAGTCAGGTTCTTACCTGTCCCGTTACTTGATATGGATATAGCTGGTGTCAAGGTTCCATTATGTCTCGCTTCAGTCAAGAGAAATAGGAACGGCTCCTATGCCTATCGTAGGCTAGAAGCACGTCCCCAATCTTTTGACCTTTCAGACTTTAAGTGCTTTGACAAGAACCGCGCTCGACGTTATAGGATTTCCTATAACGCAGACGCTGTTCTTGTTTCGGCGGTTAAGGGGTCTCTAAGGAACGGGTCTATTAACATCCGTATGGATGTTATCAGACCTAACTACCGGTTTGGTATAGTCCCCTGTTGGGACTATATTGACCAGGGATCTCAGTATTTTTCTGAGATTGATTATAGCTCATGGGAAACCATGGTTATCCTTAACATAGGAAGTATGTTGGGATATAAGCTATAGTCTGCTGGGAAACCAGCGCCTCGATGCTTGTCGTAGTTAGCCTTGCAACAATTAAGAAAGCCCTTTAGTGTGGCAGCAGCC